CTGCGCGGTCAGGCCACAATGCAACCGGGCGGCGTCGACGCCCTTCGCGGCAATCGAGTCCTTCCACTGCCAAACCTGGACCTTGCTCGCCAGCGAGACCGCGACCGCCGTTTCAGCATCCGTGAGCGTGCGGATATTGGTTTTGTCACTCTCGTCCGACGTGTTGATGGTGCCCGTTCCGGCATATAGCGTAGAGAGACGTTTTGACGCGCTTCCAACGTTTTGGACATTATCGCCAGCGGGCAGGAAATCGCCCGTTGACCCTAGTATCCTGAATTTCTCCGACGTGACGTTCCTGGTGTCGTTAGGCGCCCCGCCATTGCCAACGGCGAATATAAGAGCCTCGTTGTTCCAGCCGGTCGCCAGAAAGGCGCCATAGATGTCAGCCACGCGACGGGGGGCAATGTCTGCGCCGGTCGGAAAGGTGGCATATAATGCCATTCCGCCACTTTCACCGTTGACCGCACCCGGAGTCAGCGCCGCGAATGCCGCACCAGCCGTGGCCGTAGATTGAGACGAGACAATGCGCCCGAACGCGCTTGGTTGACTTACGCCCACGCCGATAAGATCTCCGAGAACAATCAAACCCTCGGAAGTGACACGCGCTTTTTCAGAACCGGCGTACTTGATCACCGCATTGCCGGCATTGGCCGTTCCGGACCCCCAAAATTCTATACCCGGGCCATTGCCGTCATTGAAGCCGATAAAGCATGTGTCACCGGTCCCGCCGGTCGCCGGCAAGAAAGAGCCAGCCTTAAAAGACGTCCCGGCCGATGCAGTGCGGGTCACGCTCACATCGCCGTTGTTGTCCTCGACGATGTTCTTTGCCGCGGGGTTGTAGATAAACACGTCTTTCGCGTTGGCGGCGAACGTCACGGCGGCGCCGCTGGCCGAGCTCGACAGGATCGTCACGACGGTCAGCACGCCCGCGTTGTAGCTACAGAGGCTCCCCTGATAGTCGCCGGTCGACGGGTCGGCGATCATCGCGAAACAGGTGTCGCCGTTCGATAGCGCGTCCTGGAATCGCGTGTAGCCCTGCGTCGCGCCGCTCGACAGGGTAAACGGCCCGGTGCCCGCGGTGTTCGTCGTGCCCGCGACGCGGTCCTTTTTGACGTGCGCCATTGTGTCGAAACCCCTGTTATCGGAACGCCGTGTTTAGCGGAACGACTTGGCGAACGAGCCGCCGCTCTGCCGCGCGCGCTGGACCGCCGATATGGCCGCCGATTGAATCGTCGGCATCATCGACATGATTTCGGCGCGCACGGTGTCTTGCACGCCGGTCGTGACGTGCACATGCACATGCACGTCGCCGCCCGCCGGATCCGCGCCCATCATCTTGGCAAGCTTGTCGCGGTTGAGGATGGTGCCCGACGTGCCGGGAATGTCGACCTCTTCCGACCGCTCGCCGACCAGGCGCGGCACGCCGGCCTGATAGTCGCCGCCATCGGCGAACGGCACGGCGCCGGCATAGCTTCCGGCGCCGGCGGCGATGTTGCCCGCCGCGGCCGAGTCGGCGGCCGAGGTCGTAAAGAAGTCGTCGATACCGGACACGAGATCGCCGAACAGGCCGCCGCCCTGGCCGCCGCCCATCTGCCCGAACAACTGCGCCGACGCCCATTTCATGAGCATTTGGTCAATCATGTCGAGCCACGACGACAAAAATGCCTGCATGTCGAATTGGCCGGTCTTCCGCCAGTTGGTCATGGCGTTCGACATGATCTGCGTCGACTGCTGGAACACCTGCGCGCCGGTCTGAAACATCGTGTTTTGGTGCGCGTAGGCGTTGGCCGCGTATTCGAAGCCGGCGGCCAGCGAGTCGAGCCCGGTGCCCTGGCTCTTGCTCTGCAACTCCTGCTGTTGCTGCGCATAGGTCGCGTCGTTGACCGCCATCGTGAACGCCTCGGTCGAGAGTCGGCCGGTCGCATAGGCGTCGTTGAGCTTGCGCATCGTGTCGTTGAGCGCGAGCGAGCCGTCGCCGTATTTGCGCGTGATCTGGTCGGCGTAGGCCATGGCTTCCTGGTAACGCTTGAGCGCATCCTCGGCCTTGACCTGCGCCGTGACCTCGGCCTCAAGCTGCGCGCGGCGCGGATCGTCCTTGGCCTTGATTCCGAGCTTGGCGACCTCGTCGTCGATTTTCTTCTGCAGGTCGACCTGCTGTTTGATCTGGTCGAGCGGTTCGGACGTGCTCGCCGCCATGAGGCGCGCGAGCGCCTGGTCGGCCGCGATCTTTTCCTTTTCGAGGCGGGCAATCGAGTCGCCGACCTGGTCGCGCTTGCCGGCACCGCTCTTGACGGTCGGGTTTTTGGCCCCGGCCGTGTGAAAGGAATCCTTGGCCGGCAGGTCGTCGTTCATGAGCCGGTCACGCTCGGCGGCAATCTCGGCGTCTTTGGCGCCGGCGTTGGCGGCCTGCCCATAGGCCGAGCGCAGCGAATCGAGTTGGGCCTGCAGTTGGTCGCGCTTGGCTTGCAGCAGGTCGGTCGGGGCGTCGCCCTGGCGATGGTTGGCAATGCGACCGTCGAACGAGGCAATTTGCGACTGCAGGGCCGCCATCTGCTGCAGGCGCGAAAGCTGGTCCGGATCCATGCCCATGGGCTTGAGCGAGATATCGTTCGCGCCGATCAAGGCGACGAACTTCTGCCAGGCGCCGTGCGCCTGCGCGGTGCGGTTCGTGATCTCGATGAGCTTGCGCGAAATCTCGTCCATGACGCCGAGGTAAATCGGCGTCGCGACGGTCGCATAGAACGCTTCGAAACGCGCCTGCGAAGCCTGCGACTGGACCTCAAGCCGGTGCAGCTTCTCGACCGTGTCTTGGTCGACGATGAGGCCGGCCTGCTGAAACTTCGCCGTGAGCGCGTCGACGCCCTTCGCGAGCGAGTCGAGCATCGGATTGAGGTCGGCGCCCGAGCGGCCGAACAACTCGGTTTCGAGGCGCGCCTTTAGCGCGCCGTCCTGCATCTGCAGCAGCGACTGCGCGGCCTCCTGTAGCAGGTCGTTGGTCGGCCGAATGGTGCCGTTGGCGTTGAGGATCTTGACGCCGAGTTGGTCGAGCGCCTCGACGTTAGACTTTAGCCCCTGCTCGGCACCGCCCAAGGTCGACAGGAACTTGACCAACGACGTTTGCAAGACTTCCTGCGACGTGCCGGCCTCGACCGACGCCAGGCGCAACGCCTGGTATTGCGTCGTCGTCAACTGCAACCGCTCGGCCATATCCTTGAAACCGGCGGTTTGCTTGACGACGCGGTCGTTGAATTCCTCGAAATCGTCGATCAGCTTGTCGACGGTCAGCGCGCTTAGAACGCCCTTGAACGTCTCGGCCGCCGGCGACGCTCTTTCCATGGCGCCGGCCATGGACTCGGTCTTGCTCGCGACCTGGTCGAGCTTTTGGTTCAACGACGCGAACGCCGGGCCCGAGAGGTCGCGGGCCGTGAAGTCGAGGCCCAGCGAGCCGTTGAAACCGTCGGGCATTACTCAATCTCCCGAATTCGGAAATACGCGGCCCATAGCTGCAACTCGGACAAGGTCAGGTGTTTGACCTCGCCGAGCGTCTTGCCGAGGCGATCCGCAACCCGCATGAGCAGCATCAGGTTTGGATCGCCCCGGAGTTTTTTTCCGCGTCCTTGGCGTCCTCGACCTTGGGCATGGTCTTGACGATCTCGGCCGCCAACGCCGTGATGAGAGAGGGCCGCGCGGTGCGCAAAAGCTGGTCCTCTTCCGGCGCGACAAACAGCGGCTTGCCGTCCTTGTCGGTCGCCTTGGCGACGATGACGCGGACCGAGCGGGCATACTGCGCGCGCGGCGCGCCGGGCCCGAACACGGCGTCGTAATCCGCTGCGGTCCAGGGCCCCCAATACACCGTCGCTTTCCAGGCCTCGACGGCATAGCTGTGGCGAACGGCAAGCTCGCTCGCCCACTCGGCCGACGCAATGTCGGCCAAGCGTTGCGTGACTGCTGGCATGGTGACGTTTTCCTTTGTTGGTTTGTGATGCCTGGCGACGTCGTTGCGTCGCTAAAGCGACTGCAGTCGCCTAGTTGTTGGTCCGAGTCAGAACGCCCGTGCCGTCGAACGACACGCTCTTGGTGAGCTTGCCGTCAATCGTGCCGCCGTCGGTCACGTTGGTCACGATGATCGTGCCGGACCAATACTTGAAGCCGGCGCCGTCGCCCTGCGGATAGAGCTTGAAAGCGACCTGCGCGTTCGCGACGAGCAATTCCTGGCCGTCGGCGTCGCTCGGGTCATAGTTGACCGTCACCTGCCCCGACCATTCCGTCAGGGTCGCCAGCTTGACCTTTGGCTGCGGCGTCGTCGCGCCCTTCACCATGGCGGTGGCGTCGACGTTGTCGCCCTTCTGCTGCATCTGCCACGACACGAGCTCGCTCAAGTCGCCCGACGCCCCGATGACGGCCGCGCCGCCGTAACCCGCGATAGCGGTCATTTAGTCCCCCTTGGTTGCGAAAGTGAGGCCCGACTACGCGGGCTGTGTCGGCGTCGCCGCCGCGGTGCGGTAGATGCCGCGCCAGGTCATGCCGACACGGCCGGCCCGCTTGTCGGCCGGTTCGGTCGGAACATCGAAGTCGGTCGACTCCAGAATGAAATTTTCGAGCAGGCCGCCGACGCCGACCAGAGCCGGCACGGTCGGCAGCACGGCCTCGACCTCGACGCATATCTGGTCGAGCACGTCGTCGGGCGAGTCCTCGGCGACGCGGCACACGCCGACCACGAAAATCTTGAGCTCGCGCGCGATCTTGCGCGTCGCCGGCGTGCCCATGCCGTCGCCCGCGCTGCGCTCGGCGCGCGTGTAGACCAGCAGCGCCGGCAGCTTGGCGTCGCCGCTCGGCGAACGCCGCGACTTGAACACGTTGTCACCGGTCGTCGGCAGGCCGACCAGGGACGCCGCGACGACGTCGCGAATCTGGCGCCGCACATGCAAGTCGGTCATGCCGTCGCCTCAAGATGAATCAGGGTCAAGCCGGTGCCGTCGGGCAGCAGCGAGCGCACGCGCCACGGCGTCGGGATCCCGGCGACCGACACCGCGTCGCCCTCGTCGGCGCCTGGCGGCAGGTCGGCCGAGCGCACGGTCACGCGCGGCACACTTTGCAGGAACGGCGGCGCCTGTTCCCACACGCCGCCCTCGACGGTCGGCGAATCGAACAGGCCTTGCAGCGTGACCGGCGCGGCGCCGATCTTCGTGTAAGTCACGACGCGACCAAAATCGTCGGCCAAGAACACGGCCAGGTCGTCAGACGTCTCGACGGTCACGCTGCTCGTCCCTTACTGCGCGGTCGTCGGCGCGGGCGCCGGCGTCTGCAGCGATTCGGTCGAGGCCGCCGGCGCGACGGCGGTCGCTTGGTCGGCCGTCGCCGGGGCGGGCGCCGTCCCGGTCATGACCGGCGCCGGCGTGCCCTCGCCGTCGACCTTGGACGGGATCCCGATGAGCGCACCCTCGGCGGCGAGCTTGCCGCGGCCCGATTCGAGCAGGTAGTCGCGGGCGAGCTCGCCGACCTCGACAACCTCGCCAATGACGCGGTGCGCGCCCTCGACCAGGCATTCGCCGACGATCTCGACCAGGTGCGTCGCCTTGGCGACGATGCCCTTGCCCTCGACGAGGGCGCCCGCGGTCGCGGTCGTCAGCCCCTCAACGACGGGCTCGCCGTCCGCCGGGCTCACTGCTGCACCGTCCTCGCGGCGTCTTTCGCGCGCCGCGTCGCCTCTGCCCGGGCCGCTACATAAGCGTCCTCGTCGACCTCGACGGCACGACCGGCCGCCAGGTAATTGCCGACGGCGCCCATATCCCGGTCCGATTCCTCGTCGAACGCGAGCACCGTGCCCTTGTCGACGTGCTGGCCCTTGTGCGCCGTATCGACCAGCGTCTTGAAGTAACGCATTTTCCCTCACTCGTTTGGGTTTCAGAAAACTCAAAGGGCGGCCGAGGCCGCCCTTTGAGTGCGCGTGCACGCCGTAGCGCGCCCGTTCGGTTGTGTCTGGCGAGCGTTAGCTCGTCAGCGCGTCGAGCATCGCGGCGAACGACGCCGCGCGGCGCACGGCGATATCGAGCGACATGAACGCATGCACGCGCACGTCGCCGGCGGTCGCGCCCTGGTACGGGTTGACCAGGATGTCGAGCACACCCCATTCGCCGATCATGAGGTCGGCCCAATTGCCGAAGAAGATCGCCGAGCACACGCCGCTCGCCGTGCCCTTGGTCAGGGTCGACGACACCTGGTTCGTGGCGCCGGCCTTGTAGCCGTTCAACTGGCCCATGCCGTTGCTCATGGGCGTGTCCGGCCAAATGAATTGGCCATAGCCGCCCGACGTCTTGTCGGTCGTCTTGAGCTTGCCGCGCACCGACGGGTTTGTCAGGTAACCCGTGTTGCCGATGGCCGCGTTCGCCACCGCGACGGCGGTTTCGAGAGCGACGATATTCGGCCAGGTCGGCGCCGCGCCGTTTGTCCCGCCGGCGACCGAGCCAATGCCCGAGGTCGCGGCGATGCCGGTCGGCTGGTTCGACGAGCCGCTGCCGTGCAACGCCGCCAGGTCGGCGGCGATGGCCAGGATTTCCGACAGGTCCGTGCGCACCAGCATTTCGACGTCGAGTGACGACTGCTTGAGCAGGAGTCGGCTCATGTCGACATAGCCGGCGACCGTCTTGGGCGACATGGTGACCTGCCCGAACGTCTGGTTCGACCCGGTCGGTGTGCCGGACTCACCCACCCAATAGGCCGTGCCGGCGGCGGTCATCTTGGGGAATGCGACGTTGCCGACCAGGCCGGTCAGCACGCGCGCGCCCATGGCGCGGGTCATCATCTGGTTGCGCAGCAGGTCGATGAAATCGACCAACTCGGTGGCCACGGTGTAGCCGCCGAGGCTGTTCGTTCCAACCGCCAGGGTCGACCGCTGGCCGGCCATCTGCAGGCCGCGCTCGTCGACCGGCTTGAACTTGGCACGCTGCGCGTCGAGCGGCACATAGAAGCCCTGCGCGGGCTTGCCGAGCCGCTTCTCGATCTCGGCGTGCGCCTCGACCTCGAACGGCGCGACGTCGCGCGCGTTGCCGCCGTCGATCTTCTGACGCGCCTGCGCGGCGATCAGCTTGACGAACGAGAAAGCCCGCGCCTCCTTCTCGGACAGGCCGAGGTCGGTCTGCGGCTTTTCGAGCGCGGTGCCGGGCGACAGGTTTTCGAGCATGATGCCGCGGAACGCCGCGAGGCTCGTGCCCTTCTCGACGTGCTCCTGCGCGAGCGGCCCCTTGTTGTGGCGCTGGCCGAGCGCAAGAATATCGGCGATGCGCTGCCGCTCGGCCTTGGTCGCCTCGGTCACACCCTCGGCGCGTGCGCGCTCGGCCGCCTCGCGCTGCTCGCGCTCCTGCCGCTCCTGCCGCTCCTGGCGCTCGCGCGCCTCACGCGCCTCGCGCTCGATACGCTGCTGTTCGGTTTCCATGTTCTGATTCCCCTGGTTGCTGCTGCGATGGTTGACACGGACCTCGCGCCCGTCCGGCGCGTCGCGCCCGACGCCGACAGTCATGTCGGCCGGGATGGCGACGTAGGACGCTTCCAACGGCGTCCACTTGGCGCGATAGGTCGGTTCGGCGTCGCCGTCGTTATCCGGGTCGCCGTCCATTTCGACGAGCGTCAACTCGTTGATCTGGTAACCGACGGAAATGTTGACCCGGATACCGGCCGCGGAATCCTGCATGACCTGCTCGGCGAGCGGCGAGGTCGAGAAGCGCGCCAGCGCCCGCAAGACCTTGTCGGTGCCGAGCCAGGCCTTGACGATTACGCCGATGACTTGGCCGGTGTCATGATCCAGGAGCAACGGCGCGCGACCGCTCGACAGCCAGCCGAGGTCAACGTCGCCGGGCTCATGGCTCAGGATCTCGATACCCCACCACCGTTCGACCGGCTGCTCGCTCGAAATGGCAAGCTCGACGGTGCGGTCGGCGAGGTTGACGGACTCGCGCTTGGTCAGCGCGGAAAGGAACTGGCGCCCGATCTTGAGCTTGTCGGGCACGGGCTTTCGGTTGCTCAATTAGGCCCCCTGGTTGCTGGTCGATTCGTTGGCGGCGAGCGGGTCGTCGGCCGGCGCCGGCGGCCCGAGTTTCGGGTCGCCGGTGCCGAGCGGGATGTCGTATTGCTCGGCGAGGTCAAGCTCGCGACGGCGCTCGCGGAACACGTCCTCGATATCGACGCCGCGCTCGTCGCAGACTTGCGTGAGCGACTTGACGCCGAGGTTCACGGCCTGCGCGTCGGCCGTGATATCCTTCTGCGGGTCGACCCAGCCCCACCCGCGCGGGCGCCATATCGCGGCGTCGAACTTGTCGCGCTTGGACGGCGGCAGGTTGAGTGCGCCGGTCAGCAAGCTCATGTCGAGCCAGGTCGAATAGACCCGCTTGAGCAGCCGGCTAATCAACCAGCCCTGTATGAGCTTCCAATATTCCCGGTCGTCGAGCTCGAAATGCCGCTGCGTCGAGAAATTGATGCCCTCGCCGTCCTTGGCGAGTGAGTTGTAGCCGACGCCGAGGCCGGCCGATGCGCCGCGCAGAATGGTTTTCATGAACGCGCCGAAATTGCTGTTCGGATGCTGCGGGTCATACGTCTCGACCTTGGCGCCGGCCGGCAGGCGTCGCCATTCGCCCGGCTGCACGTCGAACACCTGGTCGCCGTCGCCGTCCTGCGAATCGCCTTGGACCTCGCCGTCGGCTTCCTCGGTGATAAAGCCCGCCTTGCTGGCGCCGAGGCGCGCCGCGACGAGCTCGGCCTCTTCATAGCCGCCGGTCATCTGCAGCCGGCGAATCGCGGTCCAGGCCCACGGCGCGCCGCGCGCATCGTCGACGCGGTCGGGCACGAACAGGTGAATCATATCGGCCGCGTCGATTCGCTCGTACCGGGTCAAGCCCTGCCAGGTGCCGAGGTCGTCGCCGGGATGGCGCGTCAGGACGTGATAGG